TCGCCGCAGCGCTCACCTCGCCCAACGCGCTGCCCGCGCTGACCGACATCCGCATCACCGCCAATTTGAACCGCGGCGCGACGCCCACGCCGACGTCGAACGATTTCATCGGCGACGTTCCCTTCTCGAGCTGAGGTTTCCCCATGGCCCTGGACACTGCCCGCTTCCCCTACGCGCGCCTCGTCGACGCCGCGCACCGGCTGCCGTTCAACGGCCGGCTGTTCGGCGACAACCAGGAGATCCCCGGCTTCGAGCGCGTCGATATGTGGGACGGCCACACGTATTTCCTGCTCGCGCACAAGTCGATCGAACTGGCTGAGCCGCCGGCGAAGGCTGAGCCCGAGATCCTCGCCGCCTCGTGAGGCGGCTTTTCGGCAGTCGGCAATCGGCAGTCGGCAGTCGGGTTAGTCCGACCGCCTGAGGCCTCTTTCCCGACTGCCGACTGCCGACCTGCCGATTGCCGTCCCTCTCCACGGAGCCCCTTCCCATGTCAGGCATCCTGTTCACCTACATTCCCGGTAACGGCCTCGTCGGGCCGGGGCGGTTCTTCGAGGCGAATTCCGGCGGTCAATATCAGCCGTCGGGCCGGTTCATCTTGGTCGGCTTCAAGACGAGCGCCGGCTCGATGGCGCTCAACACGCCGATCCCCGTCGCCTCGCAGAACATGGTGGACGCGTTCGCGGGCGCGGGCTCGATGCTGCGCGAGATGTACCGCATCACCCAGCAGCAGAACACCGCGGGACTACCGATCTACATCATGGCGATCGACGACAGCGCGCTTACCGCGCGCGTCGGCACGATCACCATCGGCTCGGGCCTCGCGGCGGGCGTCGGCGCTTTCGAATTCTGCGGCGAACTGATCCAGATTCCCGTCGGCTCGGCCGACACGCCGACGACGATCGCCGCCGCGGTCGCCGCCGCCCTCAACAGCTATTACAACCCGCTGACCGGCGCGATGCTGCCCGTCACCGCGACCAGCTCGGCCGGCGTGGTCACCTGGACGGCTCGCAACAAGGGCGCCTGGGCGAGCGAGATCGACATTTGGGTCAACCCGAAGATCCTCGGCAACGTGTTCGCGATCTCCGGCGTCTGGACCGCCGCGACCACCACCGCCGGCGCGGGCACGCCGACCGGCGTCGCCGCCGCGCTCGCCGTGCTCGGCGACACCCAGGCCGATTTCATCGTCTGCCCGTTCGCCGACACGACCTCGCTAGGCTCGGCCTATGCCGCGCTCAACGATATCTCCGGCCGCTGGTCGTGGAGCCGGCAAAGCTATGGCCATTATTGGTGCGCCGGCGTCGGCAATTATTCGGCGCTGACGTCGCTGACCTTCAACAACGATCGCCACTCGACCTTCTTCGGCTGCTTCTCGCCGGGCGCGAACGGCACACCGCACGGTTCCTGGCTGTGGATCGCCGCGGCCGCCGCCGCCGTCGCGCAACGGCTGCTCGACGTCACCACCGGCAACGTGTCGGGCGCGCAGGCGGGCACCGTGCTGGTCGGCGTCCGGCCGCCGCGCGACCAGATCCTGTGGCCCAACTACACCGCGCGCAACACGCTGCTGCAGCTCGGCGTCTCGACCTGGTCGGTCAACAGCGCGGGGCAGGTGATGATCGACAAGCTGATCACCACCTATCTCACCGGCTCGGGCGGCCAGTCCGACGCGGTGTTCCGCGATATCCAGGCGGTCTACCAGGCCTCGGGCGGCCTCAAGTTCATGCGCGCCGACATGGACGCCAATTTCGCGCAGCGCGCCCTCGCGCCGACCAACCCCGGCAGCCTCGGCGTGATCGTCACGCCCGCCGACATCAAGAGCCAGTTCATCTCGTCCTACACGAAACTGACCAAACAGGGCGTGTTCAGCGACGCCGCGACTTTCGCAAGCCTGCTGGTCATCCAGATCAACGCGACCAACCCGGATCGCGCCGATGTCTACGCCCCGCTCGAGCGGGTCAATCCGTTCGACATCCTCGCCGCCAACGCGACGTTCTATCAGCAATATCCGCAAGCGGCGTGACGGCGCGGCAGTCGGCAGTCGGCAGGTCGGCAGTCGGGTTCGCCTGACCGTCTGAGGGCTGCTTCCCGACTGCCGACTGCCGACTGCCGACTTTCCCCACAGGAGCAACCAAATGGCCGATTTTGGCGGCATCATCCGCTTCACTTACAATGGCTCGCCTCTCAGGGTGCGGGCGAAATTCGAGATCGAGCCGACCGATTTCAAATATGACGTCGAGCACAACCAGGACGGCTCTTTCGACCGCATGGCGCAGCCGATGGGCCCCGCCGGCGAGGCCGAATTCACCGACAGCGTCGACGGCGTGACGGCGGTTTCGCTGCCGTGGAACGCGATCATGGCGGGCGGCCCCTATACACTGACCGGCGTCGAAGAAACCAACGGCATCATCCACACCTGGACCGGCGCGAAGTTCGTCGGCCGGCCGAAGATCGACCGCCTCAAGGGTGTGGTGACCGGCATCACGATCCAGGCGCCGGTCGGCGGTTATAACGAGACGACGATCTGAGATGACCAGCGTCACCATCAAACTCGACAACCCGTTCACGCACGCGAACGTGCTCTACGAGTCGCTCACGCTCAAGGAGCCGAGCGGCTACCTTTTCATCGAACTCGGCGAGCCGCGTATTCCCGTCAGCCAGTCCAACGGCGGCGGCTATTGGGTCGAGCAGCCGGTGGCGATCAAGGCCTATTTCGAGAGATGTCTCGATCATCCGGCGGGCGTCGCGGCGCTCGCCTTCATGAGCCTCGCCGACGCCGTGAAGCTCAAATCGGCGCTCTTCGATTTTTTTCGGGCGGCGTCGGCGAGCGTTACCGACAAGCCGTAAGGGACCTGGTGTTCGGTCTCGACATGGTCGCCCTCGACGACGCTGCCCAAAAGCCCCTGTCCCAGATGATCGCGCTGCACCGCTTCGCCGCCGCCCTCGCGCCGGAGAAGCCGCCCGCCAAGCGCCGGAGACGCTGACTTGCCCGCCCTCGAAACCGTCCTGCGCATCCGCGCCGAAGACGACACCGCCGCCGCTTTCGCGAGCGTGGCGGCGAAGATCGATGCGTTGCAGGGGCAGGTCAACCGCGTCGACAAGGTGAGCGCCTCGGTAATGGCCGCCCGTGTCGAGGCCGGCGGCTCCGGTTCGTTCGCGGCGCCCGGCGCGGCGCTCGCCGAGCACGCCGCGGCGGTCGATAAGACGGCGGCGGCGACGCAGAACCTCGACAACAGCGCGACCAGCATGCTGGGCAGCGCGCTCGAATTTGCCGCTGCCGCCGTCGGCTTCAAGTCGCTGCACGACGCCTTCGCGCAGGCGACCGACCAGGCGCACGAGAATGTGCGGATGAAGGCCGCCGGCATGGACGAGAGCGAGGTGTCGGAAGCCAACGCCGCGGCGGCGGAAATCTCGCGCAAATATCCCTCGATCTCGGAATCGGCGGCGATAAACATGCTGCGCAACATGCGCTCGATCGTCGGTTCGTTTTCCGAGGCCAGCGAACTCGCGCAGGACTTCGCCAGGCTGCGGGTCGTGGCGAAAGGGGCCGACGTCAAGGCGAGTGAAGAGCAGCTCAACGAGGAATTCGACCAGCTGCTCAAGGGCATCGAAATCAAGGGCGCGACGCAGACCGAGTCCGATTTCAAGACCTATATGCAGGGCATCGCCAAGGGCCTGAACGCGTTCGGCGACACCTTGAAGCCGTTCGAATATTATTCGGCGATGAAATACGGCCGGCAGGCGACGCCGACCCTCAGCGACGAGTTCATCCTGAGCATATCGCCGAGCCTGACGCAGGAATTGCGCGGCTCCGGCTTCGGCAAGGCGGTCAGCGCCTTCAACCGCGCGATCGTCGGCAACCACCTCGAACATACGAGCTGGAAAGCGCTCGCCGATTGGGGATTGGTCAATCCCGAAGATATGGACAGGACGAAGACGGGCGAGATCAAGGGCATCCAGCCCGGAAAACATATCAAGGATTGGGAAAAGGCGCAGGCCGATCCCTACGCCTGGGTGCGCGATGATCTCGTTCCCGCCCTGGCGGCGAAGGGCATCACGGACAAGGCGGGGATCACCGCTGCGATCGGGCAGATCTTCGATAACCAGAGCGCCAGTCAGCTCGTCGATATTCTCGCCACCCAGCAGGCGCGCATCGAAAAGGATCGCGCGTTGCTCAAGGGCGCGATGGGCGGCGAGTCGGC